AGATGCGCTAAAAGACTGGGACGTGAAAGCCATTGTTCGAGATGACAAATGTATTGGTGCGGCGTATTTTAAGGGTGACGAATTGCATGTTTCGGTACTGCCGGAATGGCGCCGTAAATGGGCAACCAAAGGCATCTTGTCGAAACTATTTGCAAAAGATCGTATTACGACAAAGGTAACTCCGGGGCATGAATACATGCACGGAGTATTGGAAAGATTGGGATTCGTTCAACACGACGGCATGTTCGTAAGAGGCCATTAACATGGGCATCGAAACAGCAATTATTGGTAGTGCATTGGTTGGTGGCGCGGCGTCCGCTAGGGGCGCAAGCAAGGCCGCAAGAGCGCAAGCAGACGCCGCTCGATCAGCGGAAGCAACCCAAGAGCGGATGCTTGAACGGCAGTTACAGGAAACTCGTCCGTTCAGAGATTTGTCGCTTCAGCAACTAAACCGATTGTCGGAGTTGTACGGGCCTGAAGGCATGTACACCAAGACTCCGACCATGGAAGACCTGACGATGGACCCCGGCTTTTCTTTCAGACTGTCTGAAGGAGAAAAGGCGCTTGCTCGTATGCAGTCTGCTCGTGGGGGGTTGCTTGGCGGCGGCGCAATTAAGGCCGGTGTGCGGTATGGGCAGGAGATGGGTTCTCAGGAATTCCAAAATGCTTACAACCGCCTGATGAATCAACGCGCAACCGTTACTAACGCACTGCTCGGAATCGGCGGTTACGGCCCCGCGATTGCTGGACAAAATGCCGCAGCGATGGGATCGGCTGGCAGCAACATCGCAAACATTCAGTTAGGCGGCGGTCAGGCCCGTGCTTCGGGCTACTTAGGCCAAGCCAATGCTTTAAGCAATGCGCTTGGTCAGGCTGCAATGGGATATGGAATGTATAAGGGTGGCTACTTTGGATCACCCGGCGGCGGTTTGTCGCGTCAAACCTTAGATGAAATTTTGCCGGGTGTAACGCCAACTGGTCGTTATGGTGGATCGGTTATTCCGTATCGCGGAATGTAAGAGGTTTTTATGGCAGTTATAGGCGCAACCCAAATCGAGCCGGTCAATATCCTCGGCGCGTATGTGCAAGGCCGAGAACTTGGCCGTGCCAACCAACTTGCTCAACAGCAAGAAGCAGAGCGTATGCTTGCGATGCAAGAGCAGCAGCAGTTGAAAAATGCTCTGGCTGGCGGTTTAGACATCAGAACGCCAGAAGGACAAGCGGCACTGATGAAGTTTGGCCCGCAAGGTCTTGCTATGGCTGCTCAAGGCGCACAGTTAGGCCAATACGATTTTCAGGCTAAACAAGCGGAGCGAGCGGCTGCAAGAGAAAAGTTGGGTGAATTAATTGGGATATTGCGATTTGGCGAAAAGGACGATAAGTCCTACGCAATTGCTTATCAAACAGCGAAGGCTCGTGGATTTGATATGACGGGCGTTCCAACGACCCGCGATCCTGCATACCTTCAAAGTCAGTTGCAGTCTTTAATTCCTCTTAAGGATCAATTGGACTTTGAATTGCGCGGGCGTATTGCCAACGTTCAAGAAAGACAAGTTGGCGTTTCAGAGCGCGAAGTTGGAATTCGTGAACGAGATGCAATGGGTGGTTCAAAAAAAGAAAAGCCGCCTGAAGGTTACCGCTGGACAGAAGCCGGAAATCTTGAGTTTATTCCCGGCGGTCCCAAAGACCCTGCCAACATTGCTGGCACGGCAACTGAATTGCCGCCGAAAGTTCGCGCAAAACGTGAAGAGTTGTATCCAAAGGCCACTACCGCAGTAAATTCTGCGGTACGGGATATTGATAACCAAATTGCTCTTGCAAAACGGCTGCGAGACCACCCCGGCCTTGGCGCCATCACCGGCAGCATTGACGCTATAACTCCAAACATTAGAGATGTTGCGACTAGCGCTCAATCTGACTACAACACTTTGCTGTCACAGGGCACGCTTTCAAGTTTAACTAGGCTTCGCGCTGCGTCGGAAACTGGTGGAGCGTTGGGTAATGTGTCAAACCAAGACACTAATTTGCTGCGAGACAGCGTTGGTTCTCTCAGCCAATCGCAAGGAAAAGAGGCGCTTCAGAGCAACCTAAACCAATATATTAGTGATTTGGAGTTTGCTAAGGATAACGTCCAAAACGCATATAACGAAACATACGCATACCGAATCGGTGCTGGCGAGCAGGGCGTGCCGTCCAAACCGCGTCGGCCCAGAGGCGATCCGTCTAAGCGCAAGCCGTCTGATGCGGCGGCTATCCTGAAACAAGCCGATGCTATTTTGGGGCTGTAAGAATGGCTACTGCCGAGCAATATGCTGACTGGATTGTTCGTAATAAGGACAAAAAAGGCACGCCGGAATTCGAGACTGTTGCTCAGGCTTATCAAGTAGCCAAGCAACAGGAGGGCGTGGCCGCACAAGTGGCTTCGGGGATGCCTGCGGCTCGACGCGAGCCAGAACGATTTACTGGCTTCAGTCGGGACGTTGGCCCCGCTATGGCTATGCTGTCGCCTGAGCAAAAGGTAGATGCGCTAAAAACTGGCGTCGGCGGCGCTGTTGGGCTGGCTGCGGGTCCGGTTTTGGCTGCTGGCACTCGGGCTGCTGCCGCTGTTTTCCCTGTTATGCAGCGCGTTGCTGCGCCTTTGGAAACTGCTTTTAGAACCGGCGGTTTTCAAACCGGCCTTCCAGCGCAAGCGCCGAGAGCCGCTAAAATTGCTACTCGCGTTGTTGGCGGTGCAGTGCCCGGTGCTATCGGCGGCGCTGTAACAGGCGATGCCGAGACTGGCGCTTATGTTGGTGGCGGTTTGGCGTTACTTGCTCCGCCTGTTGCCAAAATCGTTTCTGAAGGAGCGGGATCGGTTATAGACTCATTGATGGGTCGCAAAGCCGATACGCGAGCCAATCAACTTATTCGCCTCGCCGCGAACGATGAGGTAAATGCGTTGCGTGCCGCTATGGCCGCAAACCCTGATGTCCCTGCAAGCCGTGCTGCCGCGCAACTCAATCTGCCTGTGCTTCAAGCATTGCTGCAACGAGCAGAAAAAGCGGACGTTCAAGGAGTTACCAACGCGTTCCGTCAACGTGAATCACAAGATGTTGTTAATGAGTTAACTCGTCTTGCCGGTGGCCCGACTGCCGAAACGGCCCGCGCTGTTCGTGAAAAAACGAAAGAAAGTTTGGGTGAATTGACTGGGCGTATGCGCGAGGAAGCCTTCGGCGCCGCTCGACGCACTGGCGAGGTAATGCCTAAGTTGCAAACAATCGCAACGGAAGCCCGTGCCGACGCTAAAAAGAATGTTGATCTCGTGCGACGAGTTAGTGATGCTATTAACAGAGCCGATGATTGGGCTCGTAATTGGGTCACTGAATCTCGACTGGTTGAAGGGCCGGGCGGCGCATTTACGCGTCAATATGTAACTAACCAAGGCGTTGGCGAGGCTGGCGTTCGCTTGGGATCGCAGGCTGAACAGCGATACACGTTCCCCGGTCAGTTGGCAGAAAGCGGTCGTCAAACAACTGTTGGCGGGCCGTTCCAGCGTCAAGTTATTGACGAAGGCGGCACAATTGCTCGCCGCGTTGATGAAGCGGCACAAGCATCCTTGCAGGCTGGCGCTCGCGCACGAGCGGCGGAAAACGCTTATCAGAGCATGGTTGATCGCGGCCTTGAGCCAATCACAATAGACAAGTTTACGTCTCCAATTGACAACCTGTTGAGCGATCCGGCGATTGCAACAAATCCAACGTTGAAAAATGCGTTACCGCTAGTGCGGCAAATGTTTAAAGATTGGGCAGACGAATATGGCGTTGTAACCCCGGAAGCGTTAGATGCTATCCGTAAAAACGGGGTTAGCGGCATCATTGAACAATTGACGCCCGGAGCGGATTCTACGTCTCAAAGCCGTTTGGCTGCTCAGGTTTTGGCTAAGTTAAAACCTGCTATTGACGAAGCCATCGAAAAGGCTGGTGGCAAAAATTGGTCTAATTACCTTAAGTCGTTTGAGCGCGGCATGAGCGACATTCGTGGTATGGAGTTAGCCGATCAAGTTCGCAAGTTGTACGCCAAAGGAACGTCAGAATCCAAACAACAGATTATTGATTTGGTGCGCGGCGAATCGCCGGACGCAGTGGAAGACTTGTTTGGCTCTGGCCGTTACAAAATCAGCGAGGAAATGGCTAAAGATATGCCGTTCCTTCAGAAAATTGCCGACACACTGGAGTTGGACATCACGGCTGTTAAACAAGCCGCCGAAGGTAGAGCGGCGCTTCGCACGGCAGAGCAGGAGGCTGGCTGGCGTATTCGCTTGCCGTTCTTTACGCGTTTCACAACCGCAACAAACGAAATCATTGCGGTACTTGAGCGCAAGATGAAAGAGCAAACGATGGAGTCGCTAATTAAAGCGGCTCGATCTGGACGAGACTTTAATAAGATTCTTGACGCAATTCCTACCACCGAACGATCTGCGTTTTTAAATCAATTTAAGAACGCAGAAAGTTGGAAGAAATTTAGCGTCGATGTGGCAAATGCTGCGCGTGCCTACACGGTTGCGGAAAGCAACAAGTCAAGCAATGCCCTTGCCCCCCAACAGAACAGCAACGCCCTAGCGACGAGGTAGTCATGCTGCAAGGCGCACTCAAGTTAAGTTTGGAGAAGTGACGTGGACTATCAGGCGGCTTTTAACATTGCGGTGGCAGTTGCAGCAGCGTTTGGCGGTTGGACCTTGCGCTCGATTACGACGAGCCTAGAGAACCTTCAGCGCGACCACAAAGAGATGATGAACCAGTTCGTGCGCCGCGATGACTACAAGTCCGCCTTAGAGCGTATTGAGCAAATCCTGACCCGCATCTGGGACAAGTTGGACGAAAAGGCCGACAAGTAATGAACATGCAGAAGATTGTCGATATGTTGTTTCCGGTGTTGCTGGCCGCTGTCGGCTGGCTGCTCGCGGAAATCGCGTCGTTCAACAATCGCCTGATTGCCATTGAGTCCAAAATCCCCATTTTGATTACCGAGGATGGGGTGCCGACTGACAGCCCGTTAAGCGCGTCGCGTCGTCAAGAATTGAAGGATGACATTATGGAGGATATCCACGACCTACAGGTGCGTGTCAAATTGATGGAGGAACGCAACAAATGATGACAATGATCAGCACGTTCCTGTCGTTTCTTGCAGGCGGCCTTCCTAAGATTCTTGAGATTTTCCAAGACCGCCAAGACAAGAAGCACGAACTTGCCCTTGTTGCCGCCCAAAAAGAGCGCGAATTAGCCCTCGCAGAGAGGGGGTTTATCGCGCAGGCACGGGTTGAGGAAATCAAACTAGAGCAAATCCAGACTCAAACGGCAGGCGAGGAGCGCCAAGCCCTGTACCAGCACGACGTTGAGATCGGCAAAGGCGCAAGCCAATGGATGATTAACCTTCGCGCCTCGGTGCGTCCGGTCGTTACCTACATCTTTGTGCTAGAACTCGTCGCCATCAACATCGCAGGCGTCTGGTATGCCTACAACACAGGCGTGCCGTTTGCCGCTGCAATGGCTGAAGTGTTCTCAGATGACGAGATGCTGATACTGTCGTCAATCATTGCCTTCTGGTTTGGCACGCAGGCTTTCGGCAAGAAGTGAAGGTCAGTCCTGCTGCAATACAAATGATCAAGCATCATGAGGGCGTAAGGACGCGCCCTTATCGGTGTCCGGCCCTGCTATGGACGGTCGGGGTCGGCCACGTTATAGACCCGCGCCCTTATCGGTGTCCGGCCCTGCTATGGACGGTCGGGGTCGGCCACGTTATAGACCCGGCTCACGCTGCGGTGAAGTATGAGGAACGCAAGAGCCTACCGATACCCGCAGGCTGGGATCGGACTCTCTCAATGGACGAGGTGGACCAGATACTTGCTCAAGACCTTGGCCGGTTTGAGCGTGGTGTGGTTCGACTTTGCCCTGCTGCTGTTGGCCGTCAGGGAGTCTTTGATGCTCTCGTATCTTTTGCCTTTAACGTGGGGCTAGGCAACCTTCAGCGCTCTGGCTTGCGGATGAAAGTCAATCGAGGCGACTTTGAAGGGGCAGCCGAAGAATTCAAAAAGTGGACAAAAGCCGGTGGTAAGGTGTTACCCGGCCTCGTCAAGCGTCGTAACGACGAGCGGGTATTGTTTTTGAGTTAGCCTCATCTAACGGAGCGGGCGCTATGCGACAAGACGGCATCCCAGAGCGCTTCCAACTAGCCGGTCACACCATCAATGTCAAAGTAATTCCGCCCTCCAAGTGGCGTCACGGCAAAAATTGTGTTGGAATGTGGCTTCCAGACAAATACGAGATACACATCGTAAGTTCTTGTAAAGGCACAAACCGGCAGCAAGTGTGGGCGCATGAGGCGATTCACGCGATGCTCGACATCGCTGGTCACGATGACCTAAGCCGAGACGAGCAATTTGTAGATCGGATTGGACACTTGCTGCAACAGATGCTCACAACAATGGAGTAAGCAATGCAGTCCAAGGCATCCGATGATCAGATATTAAAGTCGCTACAGGAAGCAAACGGCATACGGGCAATAGTCGCTGCAAAGTTCAAAATGAACGAGCGGACTTTGCAGATGCGGCTAAAAAAGATGAAGGACAAGGGGTACATTATCCCTGACTCCACCTACCAGCCCGGACGCCAAGTGGTAGACAAGGGCGATTACGAGTTCACCGCGCTGCCCGACGACGACGTTCCCATCGAGGAACTGATTGCCCAGCGCAAGCGCAAGTTCCAGCACAAGCGGGAACATGAAGAAGCCAGCAAACTCATTCCTATCAAAGTGAAGATGGACGGTGCTATCGGCATCCTGCACTTTGGTGACCCGCACGTAGACGACGACGGCTGTGACATTGAGGCTATCGAGCGCCACACCGACCTTGTAAACCGCACCGAGGGGCTATTCGCAGCGAACGTAGGCGACACCACGAACAACTGGTGTGGCCGCCTTGCCCGCCTCTACGCCGACCAGACGACCTCGGCAGCGCAGGCTTGGAAAATAGCCGAGTGGTTTATCAACCGCTGCAACTGGCTGTACATGATCGGCGGCAACCACGACTTGTGGTCAGGCTCAGGCGATCCCCTGCGCTGGATAGCCAAGCAGCAGGATGCCCTTTATAAGTCCTCAGAAGCCCGCCTAGCGCTTCGGTTCCCGAACGGCCTAGAGGTACGGGTTAACGCCCGCCACGACCACAGCGGCTCTAGTATTTGGAATCCGGCGCATGGGCCGATGAAGGCTGCGCTGATGGGAACCCGTGACCACCTGTACGTGGCCGGTCACAAGCACGAGTCGGCTTATAGCGTCCTGAAGGATGCAATCAGCGGCATTACGATGCACGCCTGTAAGGTGGCGTCCTACAAGATTTACGACCGCTACGCCAAAGAGCGCGGCTTCAGGGACAACTGCCTGTCGCCCTGTGCGCTGACGACAATTAACCCTGCGCTACCGGCTGACCATCCAGACTTGGTGAAAGTGTGGTGGGACCCGGAAGAGGGGGCTGACTACCTGACATACTTGCGGCGGCGCTAAATATCTCAGCCCGTTCGCGGTTTGCACGCAGGGTGCAGTACCGCTGGTGCAGGCGCTTGAGGAACGTGGAACGCCGCTGACCGGCAATCTCCTCGTCCAAAAGCGCCTTGACCTCAGCCTCGTCAAACCGATTCAGGTTTTGGTTCAATACGCGCCAGTTCTTCATGGCCGTATTGTAAATGAATTATTTAAGGCGCTGCAAGTAAAGCGCCTGTAGGGCGCATACGGTGTCGTCGGGGTCACGGGCTTCGTACCACTCGCCCCTTGGCTGGAATAGCCCCTGAAAGCGTTTCTGCCCCTCTGACAGCCGCCCGCCCTTGGCCTTGACCTCTATCCAGCAAATCCACGCCATACCGTCGTGCATTGGCTTGACGGCCAACAGGTCAGGGATGTCGTGCCCTGCCGAGGCGTAGTCGATGACCTCAAAGTTGGCCTTACGTAAGGCTTCTACGATGTCGGTGTGGTTGTTGTCTCGGCGTTTGGCGTAGCGCATACGCCGATTATGCCGGTTTGCACCTAGCCTTCAACTTGGTCACACCCGGCTCGCCCCATAGTTCCCGCACCATGCCCCGAACGTGCGGGTCGCCGTATGCCTCAGTCGCATCGTCCAGCGAGCGCAGGATGTCACCCACGTAGTTCTTCAACCAAGATGTGCGTTCCGCACGCTGCGACCAATCCCCCACGCCGATCCGGGCAAGGTACGCATCGGCTAACCGCAGTTTGCCAAACGGCGTGTGCTTGACGCTTTCCCAATACCGCACGTTGGCCTGTGACGCCCACGATATGTCGGTGCTATTTGTGACTGGATTGTTCATATATCCACTTTCCTATCAGTTCTGGTATTTGCGGCACTACGGCGTTTCCGAGTGCTTTAAGTCTGTCCAACCGATTGGGAACCCCATTAGCCACTCGACCCACGCTGGGTTCAATCTCCCAGTTTCGCCCTGAAACTCCACCGCATCCGGTAATGAGTTGGTTTGTGGATTGCGTCCAGACTTCTGCATCGTTTCGGGTTTCCTGGCTCCTTTGCCATCGCGTGCCGTTGGTGTCGGCCACATCCGCCGACCAACCACCGTTTCCAAGTTTGGAAACCGATTCTCCTTCCAAACTGATTCGGGAGTTATTGTCGCCGACATCGCGCTGCAACTGCGGGGGGCAGGCCACGATCCAGATGCGGTCCCTCTGGTGAGGAGCGCCAACGGCTGAAGCGGGTATACAGTGCCATTCCGCGTCATACCCGATCTCAGCGAGGCTCCTGAGTACATCGTCCAGTCCTCGATGCCGAAGGGCCGCGACGTTTTCCGCGATGACCCAGGACGGCCTCGTTTCCGCGATGAGGCGGTGATATTCCCACCAGAGTCCTGATCGTTCACCGGCAAGTCCTGCGCCTTTCCCGGCGACGCTAATGTCTTGGCAAGGGAATCCGCCACAGATAACGTCGAACTGGATTCCATCGTTAACCAATCGAGTTGCTGATAGGTCACGTACATCCTCGTATATCGGCACATCCGGCCAGTGCTTGTGTAGCACGGCTTGGCAAAACTTATTCGGCTCGCAGAACGCTACCGTCTGCATACCGGCACGCTCAAGCCCAAGGCTAAAGCCGCCGATACCGCTGAACAAATCAAGCACCTTCACGGACTTTCAGCACGCACTCAATCTGGTAAAGGCGCAGAGGCGGAATCTTGTCCTCTTTGAACCAGCGCAGCACAGCCTGCCGGGTTACGCCCAACGCCCGAGCAATCTCGCTCTGGGAGCCATAAATCTTCAGTAGTTGTTTCGGTGTCATAGGTTGCACAGTAACAGGTGTTGACATGATCGTCAACGGGAGTATACTGCGCTTCGGGGATTGGCCCCGATGGAGAAAGCAATGGAAGACGATTACCGCATCTTGGCCGAGCAGGAACGTGACCGACTCATGGAGTTGCACTGCCGCGCCGAACACGCCGCCTTCAACGTCATCGAAGGCTTAAACGAACTCAACCGCATCGAAGCCGAAGGCGCTTTCAAACTGCACCAAGCGTTTGCCGAGTGCATTGCTGCGATTGACGCCGCATCCGCCAAACTGAGGAACCCGCAATGAAGGTCTACGAGAAGATTGCCGCTGTCACCGCTGAACTATCCAAGATCGGCATCAGCAAAGACAGCAAGAACCAATCGCAGGGCTACGCTTTCCGTGGCATCGACGCTGTGTACGGTGCGCTCTCGCCGCTGCTGTCAAAGCACGGCCTTTGCATCCTGCCTCGCGTTACCGACCGACAGGTTATCGAGCGCCAGAACCGCCAAGGCACTGCGCTGTTCTACGTCACGCTGACCGTGGAGTTTGACTTTGTGGCCGCCGAAGACGGCAGCAAGCACACGGTCATTACCGTAGGCGAGGCGATGGACTCAGGCGACAAAGCCAGCAACAAGGCCATGTCTGCCGCCTACAAGTACGCCGCCTTCCAAGCGTTCTGTATCCCGACCGAGGGCGACAACGACGCTGACTCGCAGACGCATGAAGTCGCCGCAGACACTACCGATCCTGCGGTTGAAGCGGCAGTACAACTAGCAGCCACTATCGAGGAGTTAAACGGAATATGGAAAAGCCTAAACGCAAACGAGCGAAAGGCGCATCTGAGCCTGTTCAGCGAAAAGAAAAGCAAGTTGGCCTAAGCCTAAAGGAGCAGAGGCTAGTGAAAGAAATAGTAAGTGATGTTGAGTCATACATCGTGGCTTGGTCGCTGACCAATACCGTTGAGATGATGGAACAGATGATCGAAGAGCGTAAGGCTGGTGCGTATCCAAACGGCGTGTTTGAGAAGAACAAGGCCAAAGACCTGCGCTTGCTGAAAGATCATCGAGATGCGGCTGAGATTGTCTTGTCTTGGTACAAGGTGCCGAGCGCATGACTTATCACACCATTAGACGCCAGAGCGATGTAGATCGGCCATCAACAGATGACTCAGGCTACCGCCGACTGTGGTCTGCCGTGCTGTGGCAGGCGATTAAAGACGCAGACAACGCCGATGGCCGAGGCGCTGCGTTTCACTGGATTTTTTCCCGTCGTGATGACGCCGGGTCGATGCGCTGGATATGCGACATGCTCGACTTTGACTACAACAAGTTGCAGTCGTTGTGTATGACCCGTGATGGCCGTAAAAAAATCTTAGGGAGAGTGTGATGGAGCAGCGAACAACAGAATGGCACACCGCCCGTCTGGGCAAGGTGACTGCCTCTAAGGTGTCTGACGTAGTGGCACGCACGAAGAGCGGTTATGCCGCTACTCGCGCAAACTACATGGCGCAGTTGGTATGCGAACGCTTAACCGGCAAGCCAACGGAAGGTTTTTCTACAGCAGCGATGGAGTGGGGCGTGGAGCAGGAAGCCGCAGCGCGTGACGCTTATAGCGCCAAGGTGGGCGAACTGGTCACCGAGGTAGGCTTTATCAACCATCCTGCAATCGAGATGGCAGGTGCCAGCCCCGATGGGCTAGTCGGCGTGAATGGCTGCGTCGAGATCAAGTGTCCGTCCACGGCTACGCACATCGAATATCTTTTTGAGCGTGAGCCGCCACAAAAATATTTTTACCAAATGCAATGGCAAATGGCTTGCACGGGTACGGACTGGTGCGATTGGGTTTCATACGATCCGAGGATGCCCGAGGAGTTACAACTGCTGGTGCTGCGTATCCCTCGGGATACAGACTGCATCACCCTCTTAGAGAAAGAGGTATTTGATTTTTTGGCTGAGTTGGATGCTAAAGTTTCTAAACTGAAGGAGATGACCCTGTGAACTATGACAATACTAATCGTGGCGTGCTGTTCCCGAACGACAAGAAGGGCAACGAAAAGCGCCCGGACTTTACTGGCGACCTAAACGTGGGCGGCACGGAGTACAAACTGTCTGCGTGGAAGAAAGCCTCAAAGGCGGGTAACAATTTTTTGTCCATTAGCGTCCAGTTGAAGGAAGGCCAGCAAAGGCCGCAGAAGCCTGCGCCTGCTGCGGGGTTGACTGAGGACAACTGGTCAAAGGCTGACCTCAACGATCCGTTGGGCTTCTAATGATTAGCGAAGAAAGAGCCGAGAAAGCGCTGCGGTATCTCGTCGATACAGACGAGCCGTGCGCGCTGGCAAAGGCTGAGATGGAGCGTGCTGAGTATGGATGGAAGGCGACCCGTGAGGCCGTCTTCACACATGCCGAGGGTACGGTGGCGGAGCGGCAAGCGATTGCCGCGACCCACCATGCCACGAAAGAGTCGCACGAACGGTATTGTGCGGCTGTCGCGCTCTACGCCAAGATGGCGAACAAGCGCGAAACCGAGCGCATCGTCCTCGACACATGGCGCACCATCTCGGCTAACCGACGAATGGGCAGTCCATAAAAAAAGCCCCACGGTGAGGTGGGGCTGAAGTCTCTCTAGGAGAAGTACACGGAGAAAATCGCAATGCTCCGTGAGAATAGCAGATTAGTGGGGTTATGCAATGGATCAGTTACTCGCGGAGATTAAGGCTCGGGACATCAGCAAGTTGACACAGGTAGAGTGGTACAGCCGCTTTGCCTACGTTAGTTCCGAGGATTCCTACTTTGACATGGTGGAGCGGCGGGAACTGTCCCGATCCGCGTTCAATGCCATATTTCGGGGCGTCTCATGCGCCTCCGTACACAATAAACGCCGCATTGAAGCGTCTGTGGCGTTTGATGAGAGCCGCGCCGAGATGGGTGGCCTAGCCCTTGAGGGCATTACGTTTGCCGCTGGCGAGAGCGCGTTAGTGGGTCGCACCGGCTTGGTTTACGGCAACCGCTGGCAGAACGGACGCCCCAAAGGGGTTCAGGGTAATGCCTCGAAGTGGCTGGAACACTTGGAGCGCATGGTTCCCGACGAAGCCGAGCGCGACCATGTGTTGAACGTCATGGCGTACAAGCGTCAGTTCCCGAACCGCAAGATCAACCACGCCGTCCTGCATGGCGGGATGCCGGGAGCGGGTAAGGACACGCTTTGGGCGCCGTTCCTGTGGGCGATAGGCGGTGCGTTAAACACCAACATAGCCGTTGTGCGAAACGAGGAACTGGCGAGCCAATGGGGCTACGTCTTGGAGTCCGAGGTCGTGGTCATCAACGAACTGCGGCAGTCGTACAGGGGCGATCAGCGAGCGATGGAGAACACGCTGAAGCCCCTTATTGCCGCCCCGCCCGAACTGTTGCAGGTCAATCGGAAGGGACTGCACCCCTATTATGCTCTTAATCGTCTGTTCGTCTTGGCGTTCAGCAATGACCGCAACGCCATAGCCTTGCCAGCCGATGACCGCCGATGGTTTGTGCTGTGGTCACACGCCCCGAGAATGGAGGACAGGGACGCCGCCGCGCTCTGGCAATGGTACGCCGAGGGCGGCCTAGAGGTGGTCGCAGGGCTGCTCGACGCTCGGGATGTGAGCCAGTTTAATCCGGGCGCGGCTCCGATGATGACCGACGCCAAGGCCATCCTATTGCAGCAGGGTATGAACCCCACCGAGGCGGCAGTTGCCGAACTTATTGCAAGCCGTCAGAGCGTGTTCAAACCTGGTGTGATTGCTGCACCGTTCCATCGAATCGTGCAGGAACTCGCCAACCAGTTAGGCGAGAGGTTCCGAGTCAATCAGAACGTGCTTCAGATCGCGCTAAAGGACTGCAAATGGGAGGACAGGGGGCGCATCTACTCGAAAGAGTACCCAACCAAGAAACACGTTTATGTGTCGCCTGAGTTCTCGCACCTGTCTAACACCGAGTTGCGGCGGATGGTTGAGAATCCGCCACAACCCGTGCTGTCAGTCGTCAAATAGGATAGAGGCTAGAACGGTTAGGGCTACGGCTATCAGAAATCCCGCCATAGCGTAGCCCTCGCCGTGTCGATACACCTGCCCAGATATGTCACCCAGTATCGACGGGTGCAGCGCGTGAGTTTCGGGTAGGTTGGCTGCAACCCCCATCGTTCGTGAAACTCAGTCACGGTCGTCTGTCCGTTTCAGCGCGTAGCCTTTCAACGTACGGGGCTAGTTGCCTGATCGTCAGGTCGTCGTCCCATGCGTACAAAAACGTCCGTATAGCCACCAAGAGGCGGAATACGCGCTGCGCGTCCGTCTCCGTAGGTGGTGGCGCATCCTCTCTGAATAGGTCTTCTAATTCTTGCAGGGTGGGTATGTGTGGTTTTTCCATAGGCTCACCAGTAGTTAGACAATGGGTGCTGTGCGCGGCTAGAGCGGACGTTAGGCGGGGGCACCTCGCGCCAGTCGATCAACCCACGGCCAAACCACCTAGTCAGTTTGCGCCAGAGTTTAAACCGCGACATACGGCCTCCGTAGTTGGTAACGCGCATAACGCTTACCGTTGGTTGTCTCCGTCTTGCACTCGATATCAAGCCCCTCTCGCCTTAGTTCGGCAATCCGAGCGGCAAGGCGAAAACAGCCGTAATCCTGGAGCGCGTCCAACGGGGTAAGCGACCGCCCTAGAATCAGGGCGGCGCGTATCTGGTCATTCTGCGACATCTAGGGGGTCTCCTACGTTGACCTCTTCTACTTCCCAATCAAGGGTGGAACAAGCCACATGACCGGCTTTCACGATAGATAGGGCTATCTCTGCGGCTTCGTCCTCATCCCTTGCGCCTACGCTCACAACCTCTTGCACGGTCGCATATAGCACTACGTCAAAGTACTTCATGCGATAACCTCCGCACCTTTTGCGTCGATCCGAACGCGCTCGACGGGTTCGTCGGTAACGTCAAACACTTCCCACCCTGTCACCTCGCTTCCGATTAGTTCGTCAAATCCCCATTTTGCGGGGTGGTATACGTCCTCGTCCTCGTCAATTTCTAGATGAATTATGACAGCGTACTTTTTCATGTGGCCTCCTGCGGGTCGCCTATGGTGGTTTCATATTCAATCAGCAACTCAGAGTCGCTCATGTTGTCAAAGCCAACAAAGCCGAATTGCAGGTAGTCGCCTAGCAAGGCTGTATCGCCTCGCAGAGCGGCCTCGTAGATGTACTGGACGGCTTCGAGCGTTAAGGCTTTTATCATTTGCTCTCGCGTCATAACGCCTCCCCTGTAGCCTTTGAGATTGCAGAACGGATGGCCTTAACGTCACGTTGGACAACTCCGGCCTTAAAGCAAGCCAACTGCTCGGGATCGTCCAATACGCTCTCAACGTAAGGCAACGCGAGAAAGAGGGCTTCCAAAAGGTCAGGCGCGGCAGAGAGTAGGTCGCCCGTGTACTTACCACGCGCTCCGATAACTTCGATTTTCATGTGTGTCTCCTTAATAAACTTCAACGGGGCAGTTATGAAGGTCGGCGCGACCTTCTGCCCACGTTAGGGCGGCGGCAAGCGTGGGAAAGTCCCGCTCTTCGCCGTGGTCAAATGTGCCGCCTTCGTCCGTTTCGGTACGCTCGAACGCGCACCACCCGTCGGGGCTTTCGTCCTCGGCGCAATATTCGGAGCCGTCCGCATTGTTGCGGAAGGCGTGGACGTAAATGACTTGAATGGAAAGGCTCATGCGGCCTCCTGCTTGATAGCGTCAACCATATGCTCGGCAATCTCTCGCCAGTTAACGTCAGACAGGAAGGCGCGGGCATAGTCAGCGGCTAACCCCTCGACGGTAGCGCACTCAAATAGCACTTGGTCGGCGTAGTCAGACAGGCCGTTAGCCAATGCGTCGATATCGTCAGCGTCAAAGCCTGAGAAATAGTCAGAGGGGTCGAAGCCGTCGAATATCTCCAGATTGACGCGCCATGTAGCGTAATTAGTCCATCCGTTGTGACGGCTGTCGGTGTCGTTGATTGTGTAACCCATGATTGTTCTCCTAGTTAGTTATTAGTTAGGCGGCTTTGGCGATAGCGTTAAAGGCTTTCCAATAGGTCAAGGCAGAGCGGTAATCGTCACACCTCACCTTGTCGTGTACGTCGCCACGAGCGTTGCGAACGACGACACACCACCACGAGCCAGAGCGCGAAAAATGGGTAGACCAATCGTTTTTGAAAATCTTTACTTTTGAGGATGCGTAAGACATTGCTTTATCTCCTAGAATTAGTTGCGGCAATAGTCAACGAGGGCGGCGAGACCGGCGACGCAGATGCTAAACGCACCGAGCCGGAAGTCGTCCAAAACGATGGAGGCCAAAGCAACGCTGAAGCCTACGAAGACGAGAGAGTTGAGGAAACGAGTCATTTTGCGAACTCCACAGCAGCAAGTGCCAACTCAATATCGCTGAAGTTGTCGGAAGTCGCGGAAGCGATCGGACACTCACCGAAAGCGTCCTCAGATGCGTACACGCAGACGTTGAAGTTATCCAACGTCGGATAATCCATGCCGTCGGTGTCCGTGATGACGATGAAGCGTCCATCGTCAAGGGTGAGCGTTAACGCTTGAAAGCGTCCGTCATCGTAAGCGTCAAACTCTGGCAACTCAGCGCGGATGCTGTAGTCGCGCTCATAATTGTTTTGCATTGCTAGTTGCTCCGTATTAATTAGCGAGGGCTGAGAGTTTCGCGGACATATCAGAGAGGCGATACGCGAAAATCGGGACGTTGCGGTACTTCGCTACGTTGTCACCATGCGAGACGCTGGCGAACCAGTTTCCGTAAGTGCTGTTAGTGCGGGTGATATGGAACACGCAACCATCTGCGTAACCTACATATTCACCCTTGCGGAATGCTGACTTCTCAATGTTGAACATGGCTAGTTGCTCCGTGTTACCTGGTAGTTGTCTGTCAACGATTCCTTTATATACCCATGCTCATATGCTGTCAACGATTTATTTACAGATAGATAGATGCTCAGATGCTATGCAATTTGTGCCAGTTGTGTAGGTCATCACGGACAGTCACGGACAGCCCGAAAATGACGATTTTGGTCAAAAAGTGACCAATCAACCCAAAACGGAGACGCAAACGAGTGGTTTATAGGTATCGAGTGGACACCTAAAAGGACAGTTTTTTAGGATCGCTTAACTGACTGTTTCGCAAGTGGAAAATGACAGTTAGGACAGAATAGGTCATTTGTCTCTTAGTCAATTTGATGATGGATATAAATAATGACTTAAAAGACACTTGCCTATTTGACCTACCGAGTGATGTAGTGCAGTAGCACACCCACCGTGTTGCACCCTCACCACTTGTTGCGATCTCGCCACAAACGTCCAGGTGTTGCACAAACGCAACGTGTTGCATCTACGCAACATCTACGCATTGCAAACGATTCTGTTATGGCTAATAAGAATGATTAGCATCCAGGGTTGTGGTACACGCACAACAGGGTGTTGTGGCAAAACAACAGGGGGGGGGTAGGGCCATGGGTCGCCCGGTCACGATTACGATGCCCTCACAAAAACTTTTTTATTTTTTTTAAACTCTGCTAACATTCCTTTTGCAACGTCTGACCAGATGCGCTGGTAGCGACCGAGAGGTAACTGAAGCGGTTTTGATGACTTGGATAATTTGAATGTCCAAGAGCCGCACAATCTAAGGCACTAAACGTATCCCTAGACGCTTCCGCCTCGGCACACAGGCTCCACGGTTGTTGGAGATCGCGGCCTCCCGGCAGGATCACCCTGCACGTTGCTCTTCCTTCCCTGCCAAACCTTCTGTTACAGTCCGCTTATGTCGATACGTATGTCGGAGTTGGAGTGGGCAGAGTTTGCTGCCAAGTCTTTGGTATGCCGCTCTTGCTTCTGGGCCGCTCAAGTGACTAGGGTTGCTGAGAAGGTCTGGTGTGCCCACGCTGTCCACCACGGATGGATGTCTGACGTTCCCGCCTGTTCTGGCAAAGAGTTCCGGTATGAACCTCGTAACAGAATCCTTTAAGTCCATTCCTTTTGCGCCTCGGGAACTGAAGGCATCGCCGGAGGTTCTGCAAAAGATTTACGACGCTGCCAAACTCGGGCTAAAAGGTGACGCCTTGGCCTTTGCGGCAGGGTTGCTGCCCGTCGAGTACCGTAGACTTTGCCAGTTAGATAACGCGGCTGCGGTCGCCGAGGGGAAAGGTCGTGCGGACTCTGAGGTTGAGGCAGCGTCGGCCTTGCGAGAAGGCGCGATTAATGGGGACACCAAAGCCGCGCTTGCCCTGCTCCAAAACCTTCATGGTTGGGTGGCTAAACAGCAAGTCCAAGTGGACATTAAATCCCAGATTAGTATTGTCGCCGCGCTGCAAGAGGCAGAATCTCGCGTCTTGGCGGGCCGCGTATTTGACGCTACGCCGGATCAATTAGCGCATGAGGCTACTGAGCCTCTAACCCTGAAGGACGAACGTGCAACAGCCGATCTATAGCCCTGAAGAAGAAGAGTTGCTGATGAGCAAACTCTGGTCGCCCGTTATTAAGGACGACCCAGAGGCTTTCGTGCTGCTCGCTTTCCCTTGGGGCCAGAAAGGCACGCCTTTAGAACACTTCAAGGGTCCGCGTAAGTGGCAGCGGGAAATCCTGCGAGACATCGCCGCCCACACTGCGAAGAACAAGACTGCTACCTCCTACGAAGTCCTGCGTATGGCAACGGCTTCGGGTCGCGGTATCGGTAAATCTGCGCTCGTGTCGTGGCTTATCCTCTGGATGCTCAGTACGAGGATTGGCTCAACGACCATTGTGTCGGCTAACTCGGAAGCGCAGTTACGCTCGATCACATGGGCAGAAATTACTAAGTGGGCAGCATTGCTCATTAACTCGCATTGGTTTGAGATTAGCGCCACCCGCGTGATGCCTGCCAAGTGGCTCGCCGAACTCGTTGAGCGTGACCTTAAAAAAGGTACTCGTTACTGGTCCGTCGAGGGTCGCCTGTGGTCAGAAGAGAACCCCGACTCATATGCCGGTGTCCACAACTTTGACGGCGTTATGGTGATCTTCGACGAAGCCAGCGGTATCCCTGACCCCATCTGGTCGGTGACGGCAGGCTTCTTTACGGAAAACACCCCGCACCGTTTCTGGCTGTCGTTTAGCAACCCCCGTCGTAACGAGGGCTACTTCTTCGAAGCGTTCCACTCTAAGCGTGCGTTCTGGAACACCCGCAACATTGACGCTCGCACCGTTGAAGAAACCGATAAGTCGGTGTATCAACAGATTATCGACGAATACGGCATCGACTCACCGCAAGCCAAGGTGGAAGTCTATGGTGAATTTCCGTCTGAAGGAGATGATCAATTCATACCGCCAAGCCTTGTGGATTTGGCGATGTCGCGTAGCAAGTACAAGGATGAGACGGCGCCTATTGTTATTGGAGTCGATCCGGCTCGCAGCGGAGCGGACTCGACCGTTATCGCCGTCCGCAAAGGTCGAGACATCATCGCCATCAAGCGCTTTAAAGGCGAAGACACGATGGAGATTGTTGGCCGAGTTATCGACGCGATTGACGAGTACCAACCCACACTCGTCGTCCTCGACGAAGGCGGATTAGGCTACGGCATCCTTGATCGCTTGAAAGAGCAGCGTTATAAGGTAGTGCGTGGCGTTAACTTCGGATGGAAGTCCAAGACCCCGGCTATGTGGCAAAACAAACGTGCAGAGTTGTGGGGCGAAATGAAGTCGTGGCTGAAAGACGCTGCGCTACCCAATGATAGGCAGTTAAAGGCTGACCTGACAGGGCCAAAACAGAAAATTAATTCCTCTGGCGCTATCTTGCTGGAGTCGAAGAAAGACATGAAAGCGCGTGGCCTTGCATCGCCTGACGCTGCCGATGCCATCGCCGTCACGTTTGCGTATCCAGTGGCGCACCGCGAATACCGCGAGCGACCGCGCACGATTACTACAAGTCGCGAGAGTGGCATGATCAACACTTGGATGGGTGCTTAATGGCTAAGAAGTCTGTCAGCCTCTCAGTTGGTAGAGGAGAAAAGCAGTCCGTGTCAAGAGGGGCGGGATTGACCGCGAAAGGCCGTGCAAAATATAATCGTGCAACGGGGTCTAATTTGAAGGCTCCGGCGCCCAGTCCGAAGACAAAAGCGGACGCAGGACGTAAAAAATCGTTTTGCGCCCGCATGAAAGGGGTCGTTCGCAACGCCAAGGGGCCAGCCGAACGCGCTAAAGCATCCTTAAAACGATGGAAATGCTGAAATGGCTGCAAACAAGGGACTATATGCGAACATTAATGCTAAACGCGCTCGAATCGCTGCGGGATCGGGCGAAAAGATGCGTAAACCGGGTTCTAAGGGCGCTCCAACGGCTGCCAATTTCAGAAAGTCAGCCCTTACCGCCCGAAAACCCCGTAAAACCTCCAAAAAAGGCTAAAAAACATGTACGGAAAGAAAAACCCCGGTCCGATCGGCGTGTCTCCCGGCGCAACAGTCGGTGACATGATCCAAAACAGCCGGATGCAGCAGCCCAGAATGCAAATGCCGCGTGCCCCAAAACGGGTAAACGCTGACATGCTACGCACAACAGTTGATTTTCGACCGACTCCGATAAAACGGGGTATGCGTTAATGCCTTTAGTAAGGTCTGCGTCTAAGGGCGCCTTCCGCAAGAACATCCGCGCTGAAGTGAGGGCAGGCACGCCGGTAAAGCAAGCCGTTGCCATTGCGTATTCCGTTAAGCGCAAAGCCAGTAAGAAGGGCAAGTAATGGCTAAAGACCCGACAGGGATGAAGGGCGCGGCTCAGGTGGCTAATACGCCCGAGAGCCGCCGTGCGCGTAGTACGGGCGATATCCTCGCCCAAGCGCGTACCCGAATGCAGTTGTCCCTGACGGCTTATAGCGAGTCTCGGGACAGCGAACTGGACGACTTGCGCTTTATGGCAGGTTCCCCAGATAACCGCTGGCAGTGGCCGCAAGAAGTCTTAGCCACCCGTGGCGCAGTGCAAGGTCAGACGATTAACGCTCGTCCCTGCCTGACCATCAACAAACTGCCTCAACACGTTCGGCAGGTCACTAACGACCAGCGCCAGAACCGCCCTGCGGGCAAGGTCATCCCGGTCGATGACAAGGCGGACATTGAAGTCGCTGAGGTGTTTGACGGTATCGTCCGGCACATCGAGTACATCTCGGATGCCGACGTTGCCTACGACACTGCTTGTGAGAATCAGGTCACGTATGGCGAAGGCTATATCCGCATTCTGACCGAGTATTGCGATCCCGATTCGTTTGACCAAGACATCCGTATTGCTCGCGTTCGTAACTCGTTCTCGGTATATATGGACCCGCACATCCAAGACCCGTGCGGAGCCGATGCAGAATGGTGTTTCATAACCGAGGACATGCCCCGTGAGGAGTTTGAGCGTCATTTTCCTGACGCCGAACCCATCTCGTCGATCCAGAGCCGTGGTATTGGTGACGAGAATCTGGCGCAGTGGATTACCGACGATTCAGTACGGATTGCGGAATACTTCTACGCTTACTATGAAAAAGCGAAATTAAACCTGTATCCGGGCGGTATGACCGCCTACGCCGACTCGCCCGAAGCCGCGCAGATGGAGGCCATGGGCCTCGCCCCTGTTCGCACCCGTGACGTAGACATCCGCAAGATCAAGTGGATGAAGACGAACGGCTACGAGGTGCTAGAAGAGCAGGAGTGGCCGGGTAAGTCGATTCCGGTTGTCCGCGTGGTCGGCAACGAGTACGAGGTTGAAGGCCGTATCTACATCAGCGGCCTCGTGCGTAACGCTAAAGACGCGCAGCGCATGTACAACTACTGGGTATCCCAAGAGGCAGAAATGCTCGCCTTGGCCCCCAAAGCGCCGTTTATCGGCTATGGCGGGCAGTTTGAGGGATACGAGCATCAGTGGAAGACCGCCAATACCCAGAACTGGCCGTATTTGGAGGTCAATCCTGACGTTACGGACGGCGCTGGCAACATGCTGCCGCTGCCCCAACGTGCCGCCCCACCCCTTGCACAAACGGGCCTTATTCAGGCTAAGATGGGCGCGTCGGACGACATTAAGTCTACGACGGGCTACTATGACTCCAGCCTTGGCGCCACGTCTAACGAGCGCTCGGGTCGAGCCATATTGGCGCGTGAACGTCAGGGCGATACGGGGTCATATCATTACGTCGATAACCTTGCCCGCGCTATCCGCTACGTCACTCGCCAACTCGTTGACTTGATTCCGAAGATTTACGATACCCAGCGTATCGCTCGCATCATCGGCATCGATGGGGAAACCTCGACGGTGCGTATTGACCCGATGCAGCAAGAGCCTGTCCGCAAGTTGGTGGATCAGGCTGGCGTTGTTATTGAGAAAATCTACAACCCGTCCGTTGGTAAGTACGACGTAGCCGTCACGACTGGCCCGTCCTACATGACCAAGCGCCAAGAGGCGATGGACGCGATGTCGCAAATCCTGCAAGCCAACCCGAACCTCTGGGGCGTGGCAGGCGACCTGTTCGTCAAGAACATGGATTGGCCGGGAGCGCAGGAGATTGCCAAGCGTCTTTCCAAAACAATTGATCCGAAACTGCTTGCTGATCCTGACGAAGACCCAGCGTTGCAGGCTGCTAACCAGCAGATTGAGGCGATGGGCGCTGAGATGGATCAGATGTTCCAAATGCTCCGAAATGTCTCGCAGTCCATGGAAGCCACGGAACTGCGGATTAAGGAGCAGGAGGCGCAGATTAAGGCGTATGACGCCGAAACTAAGCGTATCAGCGCGGTTCAGGCGGGTATGTCCGAAGAGCAAATCCAAGACATCGTGATGGGCACGATTAGCGGGATGCTGTCCTCTAATGACCTTGTAGCCCCGGCCCCTAGAGAGGCTGAAATGCCGATGGAAATGCCACCGCAAATGCCGATGGAGTTACCGCCGCAATGACCTGCGAAGTCTTTATCGGACGGCTATTTTTAGCGCGGGATGTGACCCATTCCACGCACCTGAATACCCGTAACTACGCTAAACACAAGGCACTACAGAAGTTCTACGAGGGCATCATCCCCCTCGCAGACGACTTTGCCGAGGCGTATCAGGGTCGGCACGGACTGATTGGCCCGATTGCCCTAGCATCTGCCCAGAAGTCAAACAACGTACTTGACTTTCTGGAAAAGGAACTTAAGGAACTTGAGGAAATGCGGTATAAAGTCGTCAGTAAAGACGACACAACGCTGCAAAACCTGTTAGATGCCATATTTGGCTTATATCTGTCCACGATTTATAAACTGAAATTCTTGGCTTGAGGTATAGATGATGCAATTACTTATTCCGTTGGACGACAGTCTGTTCCCGGCCAAGACTGCCTCTTATTCTGGCACTGCCGGGTCTACAGGAACTTGGGACG